AACCATAAGCTTCTTTGGAGTTCGATTGGCATCCATCACCCTCTCTCGGGAAACCGGGGGAGGGTGTTTTTTGTCAAAGACCAAGCGGCGAGCCAGACGACAATGTGGGCAACGCATTTAGAAAATGATTGATTTTTACGATAAAGTTGCATTTATTACAACTCTCCCGCAAAAATCATGCATTCCCTGATTCCACGCGAACCGATTCTGGACACAGTCCGGATGCGGCATGCCCTCAGCGGTTTGGCGGATCAACGGGGAAAGATCCTCCGGTTGCTGGACTCCGGCAAACTGATCTCGCTTCGCCGCGGCCTCTACGCCAGCCGCCGCGACCTCGACCCGCTCTGCCTTGCGGGACCGATCTACGGCCCGTCCTATGTCAGCCTCGAGACCGCCCTCGCCTGGCACGGCATGATCCCCGAATGCGTGAGCGAGATCCTCTCGGCCACTGTGAAACGCGCCGCCACGTTCACCAACGACTTCGGACGCTTCCGTTACCTCACCATTCCGAAGGGAGTCTATCCAGCGGGCATTCAGCGCATCGTCGATGCCGACCTGCCTTTTCTCATTGCCAGCCCCACCAAGGCGCTCGCCGATCGGATCGCCCGCGAACCGGGATTCCGCTCGATGGCAGATGTAGCACGCTGGATGGAGGGGATGCGGATCGACGCGGGCGGCGGCCTGAACCGCGAGGAACTGGCAGAGTGCTCTGAACTCTATGGACGCCCGTCCGTCCGTTGGCTCCTGCGTTTCGCGGAAAAGAACCAGCTTTTAACACGATGAATCCCGCCCTGAAGGACATGCTGGACGCCTACCAGCCGCAGACTCCGGCCGACTATCAGAATGCCGCGCGCGAGATTGTGCAGGAAATTGCCCTGCTCGGACTTTGGCGCGGAGGCTTCTTCGAGCGCGCGGCGTTCTACGGTGACACTGCGCTACGGATTTTTCATGGGTTGCGGCGTTTCTCAGAGGATCTGGACTTCACCCTTCTATCAGCGGAGGGCGACGACCGGCTTGAAACCCATCTCCCCTCCGTCGCGACGGAACTGGAGGCCTGGGGCTTTGCCTTCGAGGCTGAGACAAAGTCGGAAGGAGACCTCACCGGAATCGAATCCGCGTTCCTAAAGGGCGGCACTCAACTCAACCTGCTTCATATCGGTACCCCTGCCGATCTCGCCCGCCGGCTTCCGCGCGGCCAGTCGCTGAGGATCAAGCTGGAACTTGACCTGCGGCCGCCTCCCGAGGCGACGACCGAAGTCCGCACCCAACTCCTGCCCAGCCCCTATCAAGTCACGCTCTATGATCTTGGCAGCCTCTTTGCCGGGAAGCTCCATGCCGTGCTCTGCCGTGGATGGAAGAGCAGGGTCAAGGGTCGTGATTTTTATGACTTTGTCTGGTATGTGGGCAGGAACATCCGGCCGAATCTCGCACATCTCGACGCACGTATGCGCCAGTCAGGACATTGGAGCGGAGAGCCGATCACCTTGGAAATCCTCAAAGGATTGCTTCTGGAACGATTTGCCGGGATTGATTTCAAAAAAGCCGCCGATGAAGTCCGGATATTCCTTGCCGATCCCCGAGAACTCGACCTTTGGTCACTATCATTTTTCAACGATCTCGCAATGCGCATCATAGTGTCCGAGCAGTCCGGGTAGTTGGTTCATTGGACACCTCTCCGGGAGACTGGGGGTATCTGAAAATCCTCGCTCCATCCGAGTGATCTAAAACCGGAAGTTCAAACCATGATTTTGACAATCATGCCCGGGCATGAGCCTCGAATCGGAATTTCTATCAGACCTTCATCACCTGCTATCAGAGCATGGCGTGAAGGCGAGGTGGAAGAACATCAATCTCCTGGTGCTCGTGAGCCGTGTGAAGCGCGAGCAGCAGATCGACATGGGTGGATTCGTGGATTCACCTGATCTCAGCCTGCGCGTGCCGAAATTGGCGTTCCCCGGTCCGTTGCCCATGTTCGGTGAGCGCATCGAGGTGGATGGCACGGAATACCGGATCTCGCAGGTTTCCAGTCATCCGCGCTCGCCCCTGCTCACCCTCAGCCTCTCCTCCACCGATGAGTGACGACTACATCCGGTTCACCACCAAACTCAAGGGCGGCAGCGACGTGGCGCGGTTGCTCAACCGCTACCCGGAAAAGGTGGGACGCACCATGGAATCGCTGGTGAAACAAGAAGCCCGCGGACTGGCCGTCGAGTTGGCACGCAACACACGGCCATTCGGGTTTTCGGAGAAGGCGAAGAAGACCGGTGAGCAGGCGGTGGCCGGCGACATCCGCCGGGTATTCGCCCTGCCGTCCGATGCGTTCGAACACCTGAAAACCACCGACCCCGCAGCTGCGGATCGTTTCTGGTCGAACATCCAGAACCGGCGGTTCTCCCGGGCTGAAACCGCGCTTCGGTCGTCGAGTTCCGGCTGGAAGGATCTATCGGTCGGGCGGCTCGATCCGAAGCTCCACCACCAAAGCCGGACGATCCACGGCAACGTCACGCGCAACAAGCCCGCCCAGATCGTCACCAGCAGCAAGGCGCTCGACACCTACATCGCCAAAATCCAGAAGCGCGTTGGTTTCGCCAAGGGCACATGGATCAACGCGGCAAAGGCCATCGGCGGTCGTGTTCGCGGCTCCGTTCAATGGGTGACGCGCCACAAGCAGGCCCCTGGCACGGCCACCGTGAAAACCGGCGACAAGGCGTCCGTCACGCTCATCAACAAGCTGGATTACATCGAGCAGGTTTCCACCTACACCGGAATCAACCTCGCGCTTCAGGTAGCGGCAGGTCGGCTCCGCAAAGCGTTGTTCACGTCGCTCAAGAAGATCAACGAGAAGGCGAACCGTTCGATGCGGAAGGCGGGTTGACGCGCATTCACGGGCAAGATGCCAAACCTGATCGAAGACCGCCTTTCATCGCTCCTGGCCGAGTGGATTGATGCCAACCGCCCCGAGGAGTTTCCGGATTCAGCTTCGCTGCCAGTGCATGTCGCCCGCCGCGATGAAATCCGCACCCGTCCGTGCGTGGTTCTCAACGCCTTCGAAGCCAAGCCGATCCCGGCCATGCCGCACACCGCCCGCGTGAAACTCGACGTGCATCTGTTTTCCCAGGTGGACGACACCACCGCCGAAACGCACGCCGAGTGGGCCGGGAAACTGGCGGCATTGCTCGCGGACAAGGGAGCGATTCAATCGGCGTTGGATTCCGAAACATTCGTGCTCCATGACCTGCTCGACCGCGAAAGCGTCACCACACCGGACGAGGCGCGGGGACGGGAATCGGTTCTCAGCTACGAGGCCGTCGTTTCCGCTATCTAAACGGTCCGCCGAGTTCGCAGGCCTACTCATGACTTGAAACCTACGAATCCCGCCGGACCAAGGCGACACATACTGCCATCTAGCAAGGAATCAAGCATTTAGTTCGGTTGACACGCCGCCCGCGGTCAAATGGCCGCGACTTTCCTTGGCACCACCGGCAACTGGGGCATCCCCCAGGACGAAACCGGCATCATCATCACCGACCTTTCGTTCGACTACTCCAACCAGGAAAAGGTCGTTCTGGACAAGGGCGGTGAAATCATCGGCCTCGCGCTCTATCAGGAGAAGGCCGAGATCAAGCTCTCCGGGCTCGTGAAGAAAACCAGTCCGTTTGCGGGCAAAATTGGTGCTGCCCTCGCCCTCACCAACGCGGTTCCCGTCCACATGCAGGCCAGCGGCGGCACCACCATCATCAAGCAGATCAGCCGCGCCCTCAACAACGAGGACTTCGAGAAAATCGACATCACCGCCACCAACTATCCGCTCGTGGTTTCCGGTGGCGGCGGCACGTGAACCATCCTTTTCCAACCTGAGATACCGATATGAACGCCATCAGCCACATTTCCTCCACCGCCACCAGCAACACCTGCCTCGCCGCCGCGTTGACGGCCATTGGCATCCCGCTTGCCGAAAAACCCTTCGTCCGCGTCGTCGGCGACGGCATTCGTGGCGAGCGCACCGTTTGGTTCTTCGAACCGCAGAGTCCCGAGGGTCAATACCAGACCAAGGAGCTCATCGCCGCGTGGAACGATGATGCCTGGCACCTCGCCAACCCGGAGCATCCGTTCGCCTACATCAAGTGCGCACTGCTCAATCGCGAGCGTTTGGTGGACAAGGTGAAGCAGGACGTGCCCCTCGCCTGTGTGAAACGCCGGGGCAAGATCGCGTTCATCCCGCTCGATGCCTCGCCCGCCACTGAAGATCTGTTCCTGAAATACCTCTGAGATCCCATGAGCGACCTCGACCGCCAGACTCTTCTATCCACCGCCTTCCACGATGTGGAAACCATTGTCGCCGGATATGCAATGCGTCCACTTTCCCTGGCGAGCTACGACGTGCTCCTCCGAACCGGCAATCCGCTGGTGAAAGGTGAAATGCCAACGGATGGCACGCCCGAGTTCACCTCTGCGATCATGGGCTTTGTCTTCACCCATTGCGCCCCGTGGCCGGAAGTTGTGCGTGCGTCGTTCAACGACCAGGGATTCCGCGAATCCGCCCTGATCTTCTGCGGCGGTCTCACCCCGGCTGACTTTCAGATCGCATTCAAGCGCCTCGAAGAACAAAGCCGGGAACTGGAGGCCGCCCAGGTCGAAACCACGGGGGACATCGGCGGAAAAAAGCCCCTCCCTGCGACGAACCCGGCTTCCTAGCCGCCCAGGTGTTCGCCGTTGCCGCTGAAACCGGCTGGTCCGAGGAGCGGATTTTGTTCATGCCACTGGCTCGTTTGGCTCAATACCAGCATTGTCTGCTGCGGCGGAATGGGGTCCGAACGAATTGGATTTCTTTTGGCGTGGAGGAATCGACCCTGGGGAACCAGTTGGAGCTATTGCGTCTGCAATGGAATCAGGCTGATGATTCTACCCTTGTCAGAATTTCTAGCCTTGGTTAAATCGCTGCCCTGGAAAGGTGAGACGGGTTATTTGAGAATCGAAATCAGATTTCTTCATTCACGATGAATTACTACTACTCCACAGACGGCACCGAGGTGGTTGGCCCATACACTTTCGATGATCTCAAACACGATTTCTTTTCTGGCGGGTTAGATCCAACAACTCAAGTATGTCAGGAAGGGGGGACGGTGTGGCAATCCCTTGCATCCCTGATCAATCCCGCACCGAAACATGCCGCGCAGCCTCCACCTATTGTTCAACAGGCTGTCCGCGCACAGACAACCATTCAACCGACCGCGAAGGCGCGTGCGACCGCTCCCTATTCGGTCAAGGTGCTTACGACAAAAGATCGCTTCTTTAGCGGAAAGTTTGATCCGGAAAAATTGGAGGCGGCACTGAATTCGTATGCTTCAGAGGGATGGGCTGTGGCAGGGTGCGACTCGGCCGTGTTTCCGGGCTTTCTTGGGTCTCGATCCGAGATGATCACAATAATGCACAAAAATGGGGAACATATGAAAAAATACAAGATACTAACGCAGAAGGACCGGTTTTTCGCAGGTAAATTCGATCCAGAAAAGCTCGAAAGTGCGATAAATTCATATGCCCCGGAAGGCTGGCAGGTCCGGGCCGTCACGACAGCAACGTTTCCAAGTCTTACATCTAGTCGAGAGGAGATGATCGTCATTCTGGAAAAGGAGGTCTAAAATGGAAGAATTCGCAGGTGTATTAGGCAACTGGCATCAAGGCATCTTCTTCACCGAGAGTTCTGTAGGGGTGGTTAGCCATCCTTGTGGGAGAATCCGGGTTGAAATCAGTCGTCAGAACTCTAATCTCACAGAGGTTAAAAACAGGATGGCTAGCCAAGCCACAGCCAAAGGGGCAAATGTGATTCAGAACTTTGCTTACGGACAGAGAGCTCATAAATGGTGGGAAACGGTTTTCACATTTAAGTGGGACACTGAAAGTTGGCATGGAGCGGGCGACGCAATAAAAGTCAAATGACGAGAGAGGGTTGACTTCACCCCCGGCGCATGAGCGCCCTGACCGTCACCCTAGGAGCCGACATCACCGCCTTGAAGCGGGCCATGGCCGGTGCAACGGAACTCGTCGGCGCGTCGGCCCGCCACATGAGTAAGTTGTCTGGTGCGGGACTGGCGGGACTCGGCAAAGGTGGAGCTGCGACTCTCAGCAAGGGCTTTTCGGTCGCTGGCGTCGCACTCAAGGCGGGCATCGGCGCGGCTCTCGCGGGTGGCACTGCGGCAGTCGGCGTCGGGGTGAAGGCGATCAACGCCGCGGCCGACTTCGAGCAAACCAAAGTCGCGTTCTCCACTCTGATCGGCGACGCGGGCAAGGCGGAACAAACGCTCGCCAAACTCCGTGAACTCGGTGCGCAGACACCATTCGAGTTTCCTGAACTGGCCGATGCCGGCCGCAAGTTGATCGCCTTCGGTGAATCCGCTGACTCGGTGCCCGAAACCCTGCGGCGTATCGGAGACGTGTCCGCGGGCGTGCAGGCTCCGATCAATGAAATCGCGGAACTCTACGGCAAGGCGAGGGTCCAGGGGCGGCTGTTCGCCGAGGACATCAACCAGCTCACCGGTCGGGGCATTCCGATCATTGGCGAATTGGCGAAGCAGTTCGGCGTTTCAGAATCGCAGGTGAAGAAGCTTGTCGAGTCTGGGCAGGTCGGCTTCCCCAACATCGAGCGGGCCTTTGTTTCAATGACCTCGCAGGGCGGCAAGTTCTCGGGCATGATGGAGGCGCAGAGCAAAACCACCTCGGGCCTGTTCTCCACACTCAAGGACACGATCAACGAGGTGTTCCTGACACTCGGCACGCCGATCAATGATGCCATCCGCCCCCTGGTCGAACAGGCCATCGGTCTCGTGCAAAAACTCACGCCCCTCGCCACCGAAGCGGGCAAGCGGATCAAGGATGCGATCATGTTCGTCATCGCCGCGTTCAAGAGCGGTCAGATTCTTGACCTCGTGGCGTCGTCCATGAAACTCGCCTTCGCGGTGGGGGTGAACACGCTGGTCAATGGCTTCCGGTTGGCGATTGAGTTTTTCTGGAACCTCATCACCGACGGCGCGATGTGGAAGAGCCTCGGCACCACGTTGTTAGGACTGGTGGCCGGTTTCGGCGCGGCTTTATTGAACGCGTTCCAGACGCCCATCGTCTATCTCCAGGCAGGCATGGAATGGGTGGTGGCCCATCTGCTCAAGGGACTGCTCAAAATCCCCGGCATGGCCGACCTGCTCGGCTTCGATGAAAACGCGGTCGAAACCAACTTCGGCAAGATTCTCAAGGACCGGCAGGAAGCCGGCGGCGAGTTGTTCGGCTTCAACATGAAGGAACTCGCCAAACAGGCGGATGCCCTCATGTCGTCGGGCGCTCCGAAACTCGGCGAACGGGTGGCGGAGGCGGCACGGAAAGCGGGCGAGTCCACGTCGGCGGAACTCATCGACACCGCCGCCTTGCGCGACAGTTTCGGCAAGGTGGTCGGTTCAATCCGCGACACGATGCCCAAACCCGAGGAGGTGAAGCAGGCGGCGACTGCGGCGGCGAAAACCACGGGCAACACTGCCCCGGTCGCGGCGAACCAATCCGCCAGTCTCGCACCCATCGTCACATCGCTAGGCAAAGTCGGCGGCGGAGGGTATTCGTCCGGCACCCTCGACGCACAGCGGGAAAACAATAAGCTCACCAGCGAGACCAACCGGATTCTGCGGGACATGAGCGAGCGGATGAAGCCCGGCACGGGCAAGTTCGTCCCGACCTTCGGTTGAAACAATGGTGCCAAAACTGTGCCATTTTCGGATTGATCGCCGCGGCCATGGCGGCATTTTTTCCCGTGTGAAGGCACTCGGCAGAAAAAGCAGTGGCAAAGTAGTCCGCGTGAATCTCCGATTCCCTGAAATCACGGCCAAACGGCTCAAGGATGCCTCGGCGATTCGTGGCCAGTCTATGGCGGCTTTTGTCCTGGAAGTGGTTTCCCGGGAGGTCGAGCGCGTTCTCGAGGAGGAGAATTATTGGAACATGAGCGTCGAGGCTGCGGAGAATATCCAGCGGATGCTCACCAAGCCTCCTGCCGTCAACGCGGCTGCAAGGAAAGCCGCCAAGGACTTCGCCTCCCATGTCCGGATTCGATCTTGAGTTGTTGTCGGATGTTCCTGCCTCTTGATTCGCTTTGCTGAAACCGCCTTTCGGTTGACGCCACGTCCCGGCCAAGATGCCGAGACACGTTTCCATTCAACCGGGCAAGCTCTACCCGCAGCCGGATTACAGCATCAGCGTGGACCGCGAGGGCAAGTGGACGGCCACCCAGGTTTTCCTCTGCCACCGCAATTCGATCACCAAGCTGATGCCGCGCCCCGGGACGCCCCACCCGGAAATCCCGTTCATCTCCGTGGACAACGCCACCGCCCAGGTCAGCGAGGGCGACATCGCGCAGATCACCTGCAACTACGCGGGCACCGACAACACCACCAACGATCCCAACAAGACCAGCTACACGCTCGGGCTTTCGCTCTCGGAGGAACCGCTGCTTTCCCACAAGAAATTCAGCGATCTCGACGAAGACGAGCTTGAGGCGCTCCAGGCGATCATCAGCGGCAAGGACAAGGATTCGTCGGGCTCGCCCTACAAGGACAAGGTGACGAGCGCACTCGGCAAAAAGGCGCTCGAAAAGATCCAGCGCGGTCAGACCTCCTACTATTCGCCGAAAGTCACCTGGCGGCAGGCCACCGTTAGGAAAGCATCGGCCGCATCCTCCGACGTGCGCAAGATCGGCAAGCTCGACGAACCGGACGGACGACAGCCCGCTCTATCAGACGGCCGCAACTGGCTCTATAACGGCGTGACCCAGACGCAGGAAGGCGGCTCCTACCGCATCGAGCGCGAGTGGATCGCCAGCGACCGGGGCGGCTGGGACTCGGACATCTACGACGACTGACCGCCATGCGACTGCCCCCGAAAAAACGCCCCGGCAACCCGATCCTCGCCAGCGACTGGAACGCGCTGATCGAGGCCCTGGAAGCACGCACCCCGCGACCGTCGGCAGGATTGGAACTCATTTGGGTGTCGGGCGGATTCGCCTACCGTGTGCGCCAGATGGCCGGCGGCGGCGAAACCTCATCGGCCAGCGCATCCATCCGTCCCTTCGGGGAAATCATCACCTGGCAGGACGGCGAGACCAAGAAAACCGGCATCCGCGGCGGCACCATCATCTGTGGCGACCAGAACTGGAACATTGATCCCCAATCAGTGAACCCGGAAGCTGATGGCATCTGGCTCGTCTCCATCGCCGTGACCGCCGAGGTCAATCGGGATGACGACAACGAGATCCTGCTGCCCGGCGTGAAAACCGGCACCAAGCCCACCGGCGACTGGACCAAAACCACCTGGAACGAGGGCACCGACTACCCGGAAAACGAAGCGCCGCAAGTCAGCACCGGCGAGGGCACCATCATCCTGCCCATCGGCAAGCTTACCATCGCGGATGGCGCGGTTCGGCTTGAGCCCACGGGCAGCGGCGGATTCACCATCAACCACTGCGCCGGAACCCTTGGCTTCAACCGCACATGAAAATCCATACCTCTAACGATTACGCGCTCGTCTCCTGCTGCCCCTGCAATCCGCCAACATGCGAAGGTCCGCGCCAGGAATGCCAGTCTCTCGACGCCGCCGCCATTCTCTACGGATGGAACAAGCCGGAAGACTACCCCTGGGTAGGGCTTGATCTAATTTTTTACAAGACGAAGCGTTGGGCGCAGGAAGGCGGGCACTGGTCCCAATACTCGTGGAACTCCATCCTGGAGGTCACCTTGGGAGGCAAGGTGATTTCGGAGGAACGTGAACTGACGGCCACTACGGGTGGCGTCGAAAACTATACCCCATACAGCAACACCTATTCCGACGGGGTGACCCGGCTCTCCCTCTACGAGGAGGCGCACAGCCTCGCCCTGGCAGCCCTGACATGGGATGATGAGGAGATGGCCAAGGGCGGTAGTTGCCACGCCGTCAAATGGACCTGGGCTGGGATTGCGAACGTCGTCGGCCATGAATACACCGAAACCTTCGTCCGTTACCGCATCGGCGTGCCGGAAGGATTCTCCACCACAGAGGCCCCGCGCTCGACCTATGA